CAAATTGATCCGCAAGCTTAAAGACGCTGACGATCAGTACCTCTGGCAACCAGGTCTGCAAGCTGGTCAGCCCGATACGATTTTGGGTCGCCCCGTTATCGTTTCGACTCAGGCTACTGCTCCTGCCGCTGATGCGAAGAGCATTGTTTTTGGCGATATGTCTTACTACACGATTGCTGATCGCGCTGGCATCTCTGCTCAGAAGCTTAACGAGCTCTATGCTGCTAACGGCCAAGTTGGCTACAAGTTCAGCACGAGAAATGACGCGAAGGTAATCTTGAACCAAGCCTTCACCTCTTTCACTCACGGATCTGCTTCCTAATATTGCAGATTAAAGCGATAAAGAGTTTTGCTACAAAAGGTGGCGGCTATCGAATTGGGGAAACCTACACGGTAGCCGCTACCATTGGCAAACAATGGGTAAAAAACGGATGGGCCGTGGAGGTGAGAACCCCGCGAGCAAGGAAGTCTAAAAACCCAGAGGTAATATGATCCTCCCCTTCTCAATGGTCTAAAAATTTAATCAGTGGAGACTTCACGAGTTGGGGAGGTATCCCCTCTTATATAAAATGCCTATCTACTACAGCTACAAAACCACTACAGGCCCAACCAGCGAGCCTATAACATTGTCAGAGGCTAAGGCCCAACTTCGTGTAGAGTCGGATTTTACCGACGATGACACTTGGATTAACACGGCAATAACAGTAGTTCGCGAGCAGGTAGAGGCACTTACAAATCGGGCTTTAATGCCCCAGAGTTTTGAATTAGCGATAAGCGAATTCAGCGACGAAATCGAATTGCCCAAACCGCCATATAGCAGTTTGTCCTCCATACAGTATTATGACTTGGACAACTCGATTCAAACTCTTTCCAGCACTTACTATCTGGTAAATGATTACACAGAACCAGCAGTAATTGCTAAGAAAACCGATCAGACCTATCCAGACACATATGATAGGCCTGACGCTGTTAGGATCGCCTTTTCTTCTGGATATGCAGATGCAGCCAGCGTTCCTTCATCTATAAAACAGGCCATGCTAATGCTATTGACCGATCTATATGACAATAGATCAGCAAGCTCGAGTCACTTAAATACGGTTAAAATCGACTGGACACCAGCGGTCTTAAATCTTCTATCGACAAATAAAGCCATACTTTACTAATGCTTTCATCCAGGCTCCAGATTTATGCCAAAAGCGAATCTGTAAACAGCTATGGGGAATCAGAGCTAACTACTTCGCTATACAAATCCGTTTGGGCTCAAGAGATGGAAATTAAAATGGATGAAGTTAGAGACAGCGAGTCGGTAAAAAGCATGGATGCGTACAAATTTAAGCTTAGGTTTAATGAATGGTTGAATGAAAACTATGAGATTCAATATGATGGTGGAAGGCTAACCATAGAAAGCGTCGAGCCAGCAGGGCATCAATTAAGGCAATGGCTGATAGTTAAAGCCATCAGACAAGAATGAATCAGCGATTTAAAATTTACACCAGGGGAAGTTCGCTCAATTCATATGGCGAATTGTCTGAAACATTCACTGAGGGATCGTCTGTATTTGGCAGGGCTAGGCACTACACCGATGGAGAATCCCTGGTATCAAACAAGCACAGGCCTTTGCATAAGGTCGAAATTCACGCTAGGCATTTTAGTGGTGGCATAAAAGATCACATAGAGTATCTGGATTATCGATGGGAAATTGAAGGGGTCAGGAGATCTCACAGATCTAATATAATTAAAATAATAGCCAACAGATTGTATACTATAGCCGCAGGCAGGTATCTACAGCCAAACGGCACGAATTTTTATTTAACGCCATCTGGCAACTACTATTTACAGCCATGAGTGATATAACCGTCAGTAGCGATATTCACACTTTTATGCAGTCGGCCAGCAATTCGGCGGCTCGCAACAATCTAGGCGTTGGCGACACGGATGACGTTAATCACGCTTCGCTCGTTTTAACAGGAACGGCAGAATCAAGTCAATTTATTGGACCACTACGCGGCGAGGTTTTGTTTCGCGGACAGGCAGGCGAGGCAATCACGAAAGGCCAAGCGGTTTACGTTAGCGGAATAAGCGGAAATACTCCAGTCGTAAGCCTTGCGGACAGCTCTAATTCGGCAAAAATGCCAGCTTTCGGTTTGGCGGCGTCAACGGTTAGCACCAGCCAGTCGGTCGATGTTGTGACATTCGGGACTTTATCGGCCATCGATACATCAAGCTATTCGCTGGGTGCTACGCTATACGTCAACGGGTCTGGATCACTATCGGCAACAAGGCCGACAGGCGAATCATCTCTCATTCAAAATATCGGAAAAGTTCAACAAGTTCACGCAAGCTCCGGCTCAATCAACGTGGGCGGAGCTGGCCGAACAAACGATACACCAAATCTTGATGAAAATAAAATCTTTATTGGCAATAGTTCAAACGCTGCATCTACTGCGGCGATCAGCACCGTTATTACGGACAACGCTAGTAGCGTTAAAACGTCATATGAATCAAACAGTGATACCAACGCTTTCACGGACGCGGAGCAAACTAAGCTCGCTGGCATCGCCTCTGGTGCAGAAGTCAATGCGGTGGATTCGGTCAATTCGCAAACAGGGGCGGTTACCTTAGACGCCGACGATATAGACGACACGGCAACGGCTCATAGATTCTCAACTGCGGCCCAACTGACCAAGCTGGACGGCATAGAGACGGCTGCGACAGCCGATCAAACCGGGGCTGAGATCAAGAGCCTATATGAGGCAGAGTCGAATACAAATGCTTTTACCGACGCGGAGAAAACTAAGCTATCGGGAATAGCTAGTGGTGCAGAGGTTAACGCGGTTGATAGCGTGAACACGCAAACGGGGGCTGTCGTTCTAGATGCCGACGATATATCTGATGCAGCTACGACAAACAAATTCACAACTGCTTCTGATATATCAAAACTAGCTGGAATCGAATCTGGAGCTGATGTAACAGATGCTACAAATGTATCAGCGGCTGGCGCGCCGATTATATCCTCGGGAGCTGGTACGCCGTCCAGTACGCCATCGAAGATCGGCGACATATATATCGACACAACATCCGATGATGCGTACATAGCAGTGGGAACGACCTCTGCATCGGATTGGGAGAGAAGTAACGATGGTTCTGGCAGCGGAGCTACAAACCTAACATGGACTGCCTCAACGTCCACGATTTCATCGTCGAGCGGAACCGACGCAACCCTGACTAATGCGGATGGCACCAATGCTGGGCTCATGTCCAGTAGCGATAAAACCAAACTAGATGGCATTTCTAGTGGAGCTGAAGTCAACGCGGTCGATAGCGTCAACACTCAGACTGGAGCGGTTGTGCTTGATGCGGATGATATATCCGATTCGACGACGACGAATAAATTCACGACTGCGGCTGAAATAAGTAAACTAGCAGGCATCGCCTCTGGTGCAGAAGTAAACGCAGTTGATAGTGTCAACGCGCAAACCGGAGCAGTCGTCCTTGACGCCGATGATATATCTGATGCCGCAACTACCAACAAATTTACCACGGCTTCTGATATATCAAAACTAGCAGGAATTGAGGCTGGCGCTGATGTTACTGACTCGACAAACGTATCGGCTGCTGGCGCGCCAATAATCTCATCGGGAGCAGGAGTGCCGTCGACTACTCCATCTAAAGTAGGAGACATATATATCGACACAACATCCGATGACGCTTACATAGCGGTCGGAACGGCTTCTGCATCGGATTGGGAAAAGAGCAATGACGGATCTGGCAGCGGATCGACCAATCTAAGCTGGACGGCCTCAACGTCCACGATTTCATCGTCGAGCGGAACGGATGCCACGCTAACGAATGCGGACGGGACAAATGCCGGATTGATGTCGAGCAGCGATAAAACCAAGCTCGACGGGATCGAGGCATCGGCCACGGCAGACCAAACGGGAGCGGAGATTAAAACGGCGTATGAGTCCGAGTCCGACACGAATGCCTTTACGGACGCGGAAAAAACCAAATTGAGCGGCATTGCAACCGGAGCCGAAGTCAATGCAGTTGACAGCGTAAATACGCAAACAGGAGCGGTTGTTTTGGACGCTGACGATATTAGCGACGCCGCGACAACCAACAAATTTACAACCGCCGCAGATATTAGCAAGCTCGCTGGCATCGAGGCAG